AGTCTATTCGGTTGTCTTACGGTCATACTATGTCTCCTTTAACTTACGATTAATTTGATTTACCCACGTTTTATTTATATCTAGTCCAATGCATGAGCGGCTTAGATTTTTACAGGCCAAAAGTACGGTCCCTGAACCACAGAAGGGATCAAGAACTAAATCACCCGAGTTGGTATAAATTCGCACCAGCCGCTCAATTAATGTCATGGGCTTTTCCCACGGGTGTCGACTTAGGGTTCGTGATTCAATGAGTAAATCACTGTACACTCCAGACATTTGTGACCAGTGAAGTCCGTTGAATGCATTCCCACCGCGAGATATAAAAATTTCTTCCACAAAACGACCTAGGTGCTTAGAAAAGTTCTTTGTTGACAGAGGTTTTATCCAGTATGCTTTTTCATCTGGCTCAAACGGCGGAGGAAACTTTGCACCATTGAACACTATGATATTTCCTCGACAGATCCTTCTCCACTCAGGTAGATCAAACGGTATGCCATAAACAGGATCTGTAACAATATGGTCGTAGGACTTGTCGGGTTGAGTCCTAACCCAATCATAACTGTCTCTTTGATACGCTCTAATCATTTATCTCCTTCATATTTCGCCCAACTAAGTTTGGTGATTTTAGTTCTTTTAGAAAAATCCCAAACAAACCAAGATAATGAGAACGCACGACCAGGTTTCTCAGAACACATATCTACTCTATCCGAAATAACAATAATTTCAGATGGTCGAAATCTTTTATACATTTCATGCCTATACTTTCCCTCTAAAAAGAGGGTGCGCATTAATACTGCAACTTTACCGCTTGGGTAAAGTTCAAGCGCGTGATTTACGAATTTATTCGCTATAACGTAGGGTGGATTGGTTACGATATTTGGCGCCCACGTAAGTTTTTCGTTCAAAAAATCGACACCAGTTTTTCCAAACCCCCGCTTGCAAAGATCCGATGATAGAATTGTATACCCATATTTTTTGAGATCCTTTGCCATCTTACCGTCACCACAGGCCGGTTCCCAAATAGGTCCAATAAATTCTATATGATTTAATAAAATGCCCGTAACCCAATGAGGGGTTGAAAGAAAATCCTTGCTTCCAATTTTTGTTGTGCGCCTGATCATCATTATATGTTTATTTATCGGCATTTTATCCCTTTTTAGAACGAGTAGTTCATCGCCGCATTCGCGGTTAGTTTCATGCCAACCCAAACCGAAACCTGCTTTTCTCGCACGCGCTCATACTGACCGGTCCGCTCTGAGATTCTTCTGGCTAGCTTTTCAGCCGACATCACGTACTTTAAACCTTGATCCTTGCACCACTCTCTAAATACTCCATAAAGAACCTGCCTTGCTATGGTCGTCTTAGGACCTTTCTCACTCATTTCAATGCACTCGCCTAAAAATTGCGCAACAATATCGGAGGCATCCTTGTACTGTATCCAAGCCGCTTGCACTTCTGGTGGATCCTGCAATCCACCCTCCTCATACCAAAGTCGAAAACCCTTGACTATCCAGGCAAGAATTCCCTCCGCCTCATTTAGTAATAGCGCATCAATTTCATGCCTGGGTTTTCGCCTCGCCTCTGGAATTTGATGCGTGAATGGAATAAGCTTTACACGTCGCCAAAAAGCCTCACCAGTTCCTCGCACTGTTGGTTTGTTATTTGCTCGCACCCATATTTTGAATACGGGTCGATACGTGAACGGTTCCATGTATAATTTTTTAGCCTGCAGCGTATCCCCACCAGTAAGTTGCTTTATAAGTTCCTCGTCCAGTATGGCATTTTCAGCTATCTCGTTGATCGAAACAATTCTTACTTTATTTAAAGCTGCCAAGCTCGAAAGAACATGATTGTCCTTGTCCTTTGAGGATATAACTCTGGCATCGGTCATGACCGCATAATCCTGACCTAAAATTCTTTGAAGTGCTTCAATCAGTGTACTTTTCCCATTATTACCACGCTCTCCCCAGCAAATAAAAAAGCACTGCTCTGACAAAGCCGCGGAAGCAGAATAACCTACCGCCCTTTGAAAGAATGAGATCATTTCTTTATTTCCACCAAAGGCTAAGTTTAGAGTTTCAAGCCAGGTAGGGCACTTAGCTTTTGGATTATAGTTATGGTGCACTAGGCGAGTAATGAACTGCTTTGAATCGTGGGGGGATAGTTTACCAGTGCGCATGTCAAGTGTTCCATTGGCGCAGTTGATTAAAAAATCGGTGTTGCTATCATCCAACCTTGAAAGATCCTTTACTATTTGTGGAAAGGCCTTACTAACATTTACCATTGCGGTTATCTTACCCGCACTATGCGACCCAATCGCCCAGTTATACATCTTATACAATACTGCTGCTTTGTGCCTGTCGGTAACTGATTTAAGTTGCTCACCTATGTCCACCTTCATCTCTTCCATTGCGTCGATCGCTAGCTTTGTTACTATTAGATTTTCAACATCGTATTCCCAACGCTTTTCATCCCAAATATGCCAACCAAGGGATGGAACATAGAGTGTTTTGGTTCCACTCGCGGCAATGAGTCTTTGAGCGTTTCCTACATCCGATAATTCTATGTCCGTGATTGCGGCTATTTTATTCTTCTCTTTTTCATGATACTTGTACGCGCTTGCAACGGTTGCTTCAATCTCCTTCCGGTCAATTTCTTCTCTGATGGACTTGCACCAAATAAGCATTGTGGTTAGTGTAACATCCTGCAGTGCACCTTGCCTTGCTAAATATAGGGCTTGATGATATATTTGATTGTTTCGTGTCCCTTTTTCTACCGGACCTCCTATAATTGCGGGCTCAACGGTTGCTTGCGCCCCAATTATTAAATTTATAAGCCATTTGGGCGCCTTGGCTATTGGGGTTATTTTAGGTGACGTTTTCCATCGGTATGCAACCCCATTTGGATGAATTGAGGGTGGTATGACGACTTGCCCACCCTCACCCCTAATATCAATCCCCTTACCAATTTTTCCAGCGCTATTTCTTATTTCAGTATTTTTAGGGTATTGAAAGTATAGGTGAATTCCACCACCACCAGTAATTACTTCAGCGGTTGTTGGTACACTTTGTTCTTTAAGCAATTTTTTCCACGTTCTTAGTCCCCCAGCCTTTGCATCTAAATCAACTACAAATACACCAGTTTCTATGCCCGTTGCTAATCCCCAATTGCAACCTTTGTGAATTATTGCCCACTGTCTTATCATAGCAGGGTCTGTAGACGCCTTACGCTCCCAGGCTGCAATAATCGGTATTTTATTTTTCACTATGAGCGGGTGAACTCGAAAGCCTAGTGATGCTAAGTATAGTATATCATCCATGCCTGTTTGAGTCATGATGTCTCCAATTTAGGCAAATCTTTTTTTGATTCAATTTAATACATTATAATGCGCAATTGATCGGACATCGTGTCAAAAATCCACCATTTGGACAAACGTGACATTTGTCTAAAAACTGCATGACATTTGTCATGTACTGTTTGCGGAGTTTTAGGCTATAATCTTACTAGATTCATACCAATTAAATCGCGAATTCCCGCGTAATGGAATAAGGAGATATACATGGATAACCTATTTAGGGAAGGTTTTGCGTACCGTGGAGAACCCGGTTGGCATGGGTTGGGTACTCCAATGAAGGAGGGTGAAACATGCGTGCAGGGACTTCGACGCGCGAAAGGAAATTTTAAGACCTTTCTTGCATCGTTGGCGGTAGAAATTCCTACAAAGCTTGGTACACAGCTGGTTCCGTATCCTTCAAAATCGGCCATAGTTCGTGAACCAGTTAAGGGTGATGATGAATATCGGATTTTTGGTTATGCATCGCCGGATTATGGACTAATCCAAAATATTGACATAGCCAAGACCATGGATTTACTCACTGACAAATGGCCCTGCGAGACTGTTGGCATCCTGGGTAAGGGTGAAACAATCTTTATCATGCTTGATGCCGGGGAAATAGAGGTAAATAAGGAGCTCATTCACCTATACTTTGGAGCAACGGATACCAAGGATGGTGGTACTTCATTAAAGATTGCGTTCACCCCTGTTCGTTGGGTATGTCAAAACACGCTGATAAGTGGGCTAAAATCCGCAGTGGTAACCGTGGCCATGGAGCATGTTGGAGGAATTGAGCAGGCTTTAGCCTCTCGTGTGCAGTTGATCAAGCAGCTTGAGTCCGCAAAGGATAATACATTGGAGGCATTCAACATCCTGGCAAAGTGCACACTAAAACCAAAAGAAGTAGAGTTCATCCTTAATGCAACCTACCCAATGCCCAAGCGACCAAAAAAGGCTGAAGTACTGGATGATTTGGAGGACATGGATACTACTTTGATTGCGGGTATTTATGAGGAATCAACCGCTGTAAACAGTCTTTGGCAGTACTACTGTGAGCGCCAAACCCGCTTTCAGGAACTTGCTCGTGATCTATTTGCTCGGGTAAGTGACCAATCTCCAGCGGTGGGTAATACCGCGTGGGCACTTTATAATGCCGTGGTAGAGTCCGCGGATTATCGAGATGGGAATGAATCTGCTAACGTATCAGCAATTTGGGGCACACGGTCTTATGAGAAACGGAGAGCCTTCTCAGCTGCAATGACCGTTGCTGTGTCCAGAAAGTAGGATTAAAATGCCGTGTCCAGTGAAACTATCGGTCCAGCAGTACTCCGGCGAAAGAGACCGAGCGGCATATTGAGAAATGTTATGAGACCATATTATAAAACAAGTAAGTGCGCTTTATACCAATGTGATAATTTAGAATTAATGAAATCATTACCGAATAATTATATCGATTTAATTTATTGCGATATTCTCTATGGAACGGGAAGGTCGTTCAAAGATTATAAGGATATAAAAGCCGATAAAAAATAATTGATGAACATTATATTCCCCGATTGAAAGAAATGTATAGAATTTTAAAAGAAGTGGGCTCTATTTATTTACAAATGGATACAAGAATAAATCATTGGTTGCGAATAATTTGTGACGAAATCTTTGAATATGATAATTTTAGGAATGAACTTTCGTGGTGTTATCGTAGTGCAGGATTTAAAAAGAATTCTTATAGCCCAAAACACGATGTTATTTTGTTCTATACGAAGTCAGATAATTATATTTTTAATTTAGATGATATTCGGCAAACAGTTATAACTGAAAGTATGCAAAAAACGTGGGGAAAACAGATAGAAAAATATGGAGGATATTATGCCAAGGCGGGAAATAGCAAAGAATATTTTAGAAGTGCCTACAGTCCTCCTTTAGATTGGTTTGAACTAGGAATTTTGCCTCCTCATAACAAAGAACGATTGCAATATGATACGCAAAAACCAAAGTCATTGTTAGAAAAAGTTGTCAAAGCATCTTCTAATAAAAATGATATTGTTGCAGATTTTTATATGGGATCTGGAACGACAGGCGAGGTCGCATTAGAGTTAGGAAGAAAATTTATTGGTTGTGATATTGGTGATAAAGCATGTAAAATTAGTAAAAAGAGATTAATAAATTACAAATAAAAATGATTGATAAAAAAGTTTGCACCTACTGTAAGGCATCTAAATCTCTCACCGAATTCTCGCTTAACAAGAGAAATCCTGATGGACTAAATAAAATCTGCATCAAGTGCTGCCTTGAGTATAAGGAGAAAACGGCTGAAAGGCGGGGTAAAAAACCTGCAGGAAAAATTTTTAAAGCACACAGGGCAATAAAACAGGATACAACCATTAATCAGTCTAAGGAACGAGAAGAAGCCATTCTTACAAAGAAGAAGTGTAGGAGATGTGGTGAAGTCAAGATTGTATCCGCCTTTCCACGTAATAAGCAGTATGAGGATGGTCGGGATAAAATGTGCAAGACTTGCTGGAAGGATAGTAAGAGTAGGTTTACTGGTAAGAGTGTGGTTATTCATAAAGTTGAGGAACTTCCATCCGATGAGGCCGAGTACGTTAAAAAGTATAAACCAGTCTTGCTTGATAGTCTTTCAGGGTTACCTAATAAATTTTACTTGGAAGAAGCTGGTAGGTCGTTATCGGACGCTGTAAAGCAGTTTGTTCAAAAGCGTGGATCTGAACCCGCACGAGTGTTTTTATTCTTAGGTCGGTATTATTTGCAAACCAGTATCGGAGTTATTGTTGACCTAGTAAGTAGGAAGAGATGGTAGGGGGAGGTGATAGGTATGATATAAAGAATTACCTTGTTTAATGAAGGTGTTTGTGGTTTATCAAATTTAGAATAAAGGAGATTTATATGAGAGTATCAGAGATTAAAAAGGGGATGAAGGTTTATCCCGTTATTGAAACACCTGGCGGTCCATTAAGTCACAGTAAAGAATGGAAGGCAGCGCGGGAGGCTAACAAGAACTATTTGACCGTGGTAGCGGTTATTGAGAAGTCTGGGATGAAACCGGTCTTTTTATGCTCCAATACCGCAGGCGCAAAGACTGGTGATACGTTCTATGCCTGGGATTTACGCTCCGGCACGGCACCCGCAATTAAGCGCGTTATTAAGTCACCGCAAAGTAAAAAACCGGCGATTAAAAAGGCAATCAAAAAACCAGTAAAAAAGATGCCTAAAAAGTCGGCCAAAAAGTCCGTTGAAAAACCGGCCAAAAAGACGGTGACCAAAAAACCGGTCAAAAAAGCGGTTTCTAAGCCCACAGAAGGGATTCATACTTCTAAGGGTCCAGTTTTGGGCACGCCTGTTTGGGATGAAGACCTCGAAGAAGACCTTGAAGATGATGGTTCTGATGATAAGGAATAAGACAGAACATGCTCAAAACAATTGTGAGTATAGGTAAAAAAGCCTATATGGTAGGTTATCCACAATGTGCTGGTTGTAAAAATTATTTAGGCGCCTGTACCTACCCAGGCGCCAGTTGTGAGTATCCTATCAACATGATAATAAGTGCATACTCAGTTATACAACCATACTTACCAGGATTTGAGCCTAAAGCAGAGGAAATAAAATGAGTGTTATAGTAATCGATGGTCCAGAAAAGGCTGGTAAAACTACAATCATCAAAGCATTGGCGTATCAATTAAAATACAAAAGGACAGTTATTACTCGTCATTTTGGCCCAGTAAGTCCGGACGATCGAGTATACTCTCCTATCCTTGAAAAGGACGCCACAACACGAGAGTACCTTGCAATCTGGGATCGTTGTTGGCCTAGTGAATATGTTTATGGTTCTCTCGGTATGCCAGGTAATGCTGATCATCGCATGGTAAATGATCCTTGGTTGGGTGAATGGTTACACGGTCGAGCAGTTCAAGCGGACGGTCTTCGCGTAATGGTTTTAGGACCTGATCCTAAAACACACGTGAATAAAAGAGATAAAAGTGATTGGCCGGTAGATCCGAGCGTTGAGAGAGATTTGTACCGTGCGTATGCTAAGATGTTCGGATGGTTCATTGTTGATAATGTTCACTCAATGATGAGCTTAGACCGTTCAGTAAAATTAATTATGGATGAGTACTTACACACCCCAGTATCACCCGTTCTTCCACCTTACTATTGTGGACCAACCAATGCAGACGTTATTTTTGTTGGTGAAAAACGTAGCAATAAACCAATACCAGGAGGTTGGTTACCATTCACCAGCCGCATGACAACAATTCTTGGTAGATTAATGGCGGATAAAGCTTTTATGTGTGGCTGGGTAAATGCGCACGACTGTCCACCAGCGGCATTAAGGAATGCTAAAACACTCGTTGCATGTGGTGAGAAGGCTCAATTATGGGTCAAAAACTATGTTAAAGGAGACAATAATATAAGTCAAAGGGTCATTGAAATCCCACACCCATCGTACCTCTTTCGATATAATAATGAGGCGACGGCAAAAAAACGTGAAAACGTTGAGCAGATAATCAGTAAACTAAAAAAGGAGATGTAATATGGTAGCAAAAAAACAAGTCAAATCAACCGTTAAAAATAAACCTAAAACACCTGCGCGTGCACGAACTGGTCGAGTTTCTCCTGGGTTTGACGACATGGTTGAAGAGGTTGATGAAGTCTCTGTTCCAAAAACTGCGCTTTCAGTGTACTCAGATACACCTACCCTGGAAGGACAGGATCTATTTATCCCACGTCTGCGATTAGCACAGGGACTAACCTTGGAAGTTCAGGATGGTACAGCAAAACCTGGTCAGTGGCTTATTCTCGGAGAAAAGCCATTAAGTGCAGTTAGTATTATTCCAATTGCAATGACTCGTCGGCGTGAATTACGCGATCCTGATACTCGTACGGTCATTTGTCGCAGTGGTGACGGTTATAACGGGATTGGGAACCCTGGTGGGGATTGCTCTCGCTGTGAACTTGCGCAATGGGCTTCCAGCCCAAGTAAAAAGGGCAAGAAAAACGTGGCTCCTCCATGCACGTTTTTATACTCTTATATGGTGTATGTTGTTGAGGCAAATACACTGGCTATATTAGAGTTTTCCAGGACAAGTATAACCCCAGGCAAAATGCTGAACACTATGGTAGCACAGCATGGTGTTGGAACATTTGCGGTTCGCTTGACCTCAGCGCAGCGCAATGGTCCAATGGGAACATACTATACTCCAATCGTCAATCAAATGACCATAAAGGCTGATGTACTAAAGAAGGCCTTGGCCGAATCAACCGCCATGCGGTAATTTTAGTTATATAAGAGGGCGGGTAACAAACCCGCCCTCGAAGGAAATTATTATGCGACCTTCGTGGGATGATACGTTTATGTTGTTGGCTAAAGCATGGTCAATGCGTAGTACATGTACTGCGCGAGTAGCAGTTGGTGCAGTCTTAGTGAATCCTGAGCATCAGGTTATTGCCTCAGGATATAATGGGGCACCAAGAACTATGAAGCATTGTGATGAGGTGGGTTGTGAGATGGAGGATGGAAGTAACCATTGCATTCGCGCAATTCATGCAGAGGAGAATGCAATACTGCAGTGCGCGGTTAATGGAGTTTCACCGAAGGGTTGTACACTATACGTTACCCATTCACCCTGTTATCGATGCGCTCTTAGGTTTATTCAGGTCGAAATCGTTCAAGTAAGATTTGGAATGGTATATGGAAAGGATTATAAAAAGGTTGCAAACTTATTAAGGGACCATGAAATATCTATATTTGGATATATTAATTTTCGCGGATATTTTATAATTGGTGGAGAGGGTACAATAAACAATGAATAAACATATCATGGAATATCAAGACTATTATGAGAGTATTGTTGATCGTGGTTTAGCACAGCATCCACGCGGTTTATGCACAACCGCCGTGTTCGATAATACGTTCATATTTATTCCTGGCACGGTATATAAACGACCAGGGGATAATTTAGCAATTGGGTTTGTTGAATTGTATCAATTTATTCTTGGAACATTCAACAAAAGTCAAATTGCAAATGTAGCCCCAAAAGCACGCTTGGATTTATTTACTGGACAGTCTGCTTATGGTCCACGAACCGTTGGGCAATTCGAGCGTGCTATAAGAGAGTTACAAAACGACCCTGATTCAAGACGAGCAGTGGTTATGATCGCGCATCCTAGGGATACTAATGAAACAATACCATGTACATTATCAATGCAATTTATGATTAATAAGTATGCTAATAATCTGATCACAATAGTAACCATGCGATCTAGCGACGGAGTTTGGGGACTCCCTTACGATATAATCCAATTTGGAGGAATTGCTTTGGCTATAGCCAATTGTGTTAGAGTAAATCCTGGCATAGTAATTGTTAACATAGGTAACTCGCATGTTTATTATGATACAGAGCTTAGGGGCAAGAGTAAATTTATTTATTATGGAAGTTTTTCCTTACCAAAATGGTGGGAAAACTGGGAAAACTTGGCAACCTGGGAAAGTATAAAGGAGTGGGCGGATTATGAACTTCAACTATTATTGGTAGATCCTAAGTATTTTATTCAAACACAGGTTTCTACTAAGGAGGAAAAAGATGCTACGGCGTAATTTTATCCCGATCAGTGTGAAGAATAAATCCAACTCTGGTTTGACCGAGTTGAACGCAACTGATGCATTGAATGCCGGATTTATGTCGCATAATGATTGGGTAGGGCATGGTGCAAGGTATGGTTTTATTGCAAAGTGGATTGCTAAAAATCATCCTAAATTAATCACCGATGTTGGGTGTGGTCGATTTTCCCTGTTAAATTGGTTGTGGCGAAATAGAAGTGCGGATGAGTTTGATTATGTTGGACTCGATCTTCGCGCCAGTGTAAAATGGTTTGATCATCTTGGATGGAAGAAGGGAAACGTTACACTCGTACGAATTGACCTTGCCCTGGACACAGAAAACTTTGACCTTGCAAAGGCGGATCTTACAGTATGCACAGAGGTATTTGAGCACGTTCCTAGATCACAGCAGCAAAATTTGTTGAACGATTTATATCGATGGACAAAACCTGGCGGCACGTGCATATTTAGCACACCGAACGCGGGAGTATCTAAGTCTACGGCGGATCATCATATTGGACCTGAGGGTTCTCGAGAACGAGCGTATGAAGAAAAAATAAGCATGGTAAGAAAGGCCGGATTTGATGTAATAAAAGCCTACGGTGTGTTTATTGCAAAGTCCCGCGTACCAGAAAATTTTTGGATGGATCCAAAGCACTTGGCCATATTTGAATTTTTACCAAACAGCATGGCAACAGTGTTCGCAGCTGCACCATACCCTGCGGAGTCGAATAATTCGTTATTTATAATGAGGCGGAAATGAGTGGACGATTATGAAGCGAATCATAGAGTTTTTAAAATCACTATGCAAATTAATAAAGCAGTGGTTGACTCAAAAAAAATCAAAGAAGAAAACCGTTTACAACGGACCGATGCCTGAGTATAGTGGGCCTAAAAAACAAAAGCAGAATAAAAGCAGCCACCACCAACCCTGTCGTCGTAAGAGTAGACAGATTGCTTTCAATGCGAAACCACGTCATGGCAAAAATTAAACTAACTAAAAAGAAATTTAAAATTTTAATTGATGGGATACCTGTACTTGATAATCCCATCACCGCTTGCGCGCGTCTTCGGGAGGATACAATTGTTGGTATTGACTTTGAAACAACTGGATTAAATCCCTGGCGAAATGACATTGCAACGATTCAACTTTACGGTGAAAAAACCAGTACCCTTGCTGTACTTCAAATTCGTGACGGACAAATCCCACAATGTGTTAGGGATTTATTCACGTCTAAGCGAAAGTTTATAGTGCACAATGGTGTTGGGTTCGATATAATGTTCTTGCATAATGCAGGAATTCCTTGGCGAAAATCCCAATGGTATGATACGCTGGTTGGAGAGACTGTACTTGCCAGCACCGGACGAAGGGATATATCAAGGTCTCTTAGAAGTTCACTTCGACGCAGACTGGGAAAGAATATTGATAAAAATATTGAGCACGGTCACTGGGACCAAAAATTAAGCGTGCAGCAAATCGAGTACGCTGCTCAGGATGTTATTAGTCTACCCGCACTATATCAATCTCATCTTGCAAAGGCCGAGGAAACTCAACAGTTAGAGGCCCTTCAGATGGAAATGGACCTTATGCCGTTGGTGGCTCAAATGACCATAAATGGATTGCCCTGCTCAGAGGAACGGGTAGTAGCGTTTGTTGAAAACCAACGGGCGGCGATTATTAAGTCTGAAAAATGGTTACGCAAAAGGCTTGGTAAAGAAATAAATCTCAATTCTCCAGTGCAACTTAAAAGAGCGTTGAATGCGAGGGGAATTGATGTTGATAGTACTGGCGTTGAAATTCTTGAGCCCATGGCGCAATTTGGAGGAGTGGCTGGAATTATAGCAAAAAATATTCTACAGTGGCGGCATGGTGCACAAAGAATAAAAATGTACAGGCCTGAATGGCGTGAAGAGCATATTATTGATGGATGGATACATCCAAGGTTTTGGCAGTGTTCGGCGGATACAACTCGATTTACTTGCAGTGATCCAAACTTACAGCAGGTACCGAAGGATAGTCGTGGGGATATTATTGGAGGATTGCCTGGGTATAAAATAGTATCCGGCGACTATTCACAGATTGAAATTCGCATAGCAGCTTTTCAGGCTAATGATGAAGAATTAATACGAGTATTGGAGAAGGAGGATATTCACTCGGCCATTGCAGCTGCTGTTTTGAATATCCCGCAGAAGAGTATAACATTAGAGCAAAGATCCTTTGCGAAGGCAATGACCTTTCTTCTTATATTCGGTGGTGGAGTGCAACGATTTTATGAGTACGTAAAAATGTCCGGTAGTAATATTTCATTTGATCAAGCCTCCGACATTGTTTACCGATTTTTTACTACCTTTGAGGGATTGAGAAATATCAGGTCAAGGGCAGAAAAATTGGCCATGAAGACAGGTCCAGTATTCATAAGACTGCCCAACGGCTGTCGACGAATTTTGGTCGGTTATAATAAAAAATCAACCACCATTTTAAATACGATGGTGCAAGGAACTGCAGCGGTTGGAATAAAATATGGGATACTAGAGGCAGGTCGTCGTGGATTGGATAAATATCTTGGTGGACAAGTACATGATGAGTTGGTTGCAGCTGTTCCAAATAGGGAGGCTAAAAATTATGGCAAAGAATTAGAGGAGGCTATGATTGTTGGAATGAATAAGGTTATTGATACAACCGTTAGGGTGGGAATAAAAATAGGTGATGTGTGGCAAGCTTAGGAGTAAGACTATGAGTAATTTTGATGCTGTTGGACTATTATACAGGCATTTCGGTTACATTACCGAAGATCAAGAAGATTATATTCCACACCATGTTGAAAATGCCGTGGCAGATTTTCGCGTTAAATTCCTTCATGAGGAGGTTATGGAATTACAACAAGCATATATTTATGAAGACCTTCCAGGAATTGCAGACGCGTTGGTGGACATAGTGGTAGTTGCTCTTGGAACAGCGCATTTGCATGGTTTTCCATGGGAAGAGTTGTTTGAGGAGGTACAGACATCGAACATGCAAAAACAACGCGCGCGAAGTGCGCAAGAAACTATAGTATCTCGATTAATGCGTGGATCCGCAACAGACCTTATTAAACCAGCACATTGGAAACCGCCTAATATTCATGAAATTCTTGCGGCGCATGGTTGGAAGAAGGAGGATGAGGATTGACCATACAAATGGCAGTATTAGAATATCTTGGTCGACAGAACCGAACTATCCAACCGAATGGGTACCAAGATGATAAAGGTCATTGGATTGTTTTGCCGGAGGATCGTTTACCCTGCTGTCAAGGCATTCAAGAATCCTTACTATACAATGTGCACATGCGCGGTCTAAAGCATGTTGCAATGATGTTTAAAATTAATCCCAACACACTGCGAAAAGCCATAAAAGTGCATAAAAATGCGCGTAAATAAAGCATGACATTTGTCATGCAATATACATGACATTTGTCTATGTACTTCTAGGGTAGGTGTGCTATAATGATAATGTACCACGCTACAGAGAACCTTAACAAAAAACAAAACCCAGTACCTAGGAACCTAATATCAGGGGAGTAAAGTTCCAGGGAACAGTCTGGTTCAAACCGCAAAGTAAAAATCCTCAAATCCTGAGTGTGCACGTAGGTTCACTCCGATGGCAGGTGGTAGGGTTTTGAACTGGGAGATTAAAAATTTTATTGTAAATAAAACAGGATTATAGTGTCTGCACTGGAATCTTCCAGTGCGGTCCAGTGTAATTCTGCACTACATTCTAATTTGGAGGAATTATCATGTCAACCAACTTGCAGAACCGATTATCCAAGTATGCTAAACTGTTAAATTTAGATGAAGCAGAACAGAAAGCATGAACCGCTTTATTTGATGAAGTTCATATTCAACCAACCGTGACAGAAGCTTCAGCCAATTTTTCATCTGTTTTCAATAAAGAAGTTTGGCACATTCATTATCAGCGCTGGGATAGAAATCAATTTACAATCAACTTAGGACCTTCTGCCGTTGCTGTAGGGTTCAAAACTCTTAATAAAACATTCAAGGTCAAAATATACAGAACTAACCAGGTTGCTGAGTTCAAAACTGTCCGTGAAATGAAGTTGTGGGTAAATAATAATATGTGGAATAAAATTTAAAAATCAAACTGGAGGATAAAATGACAGACTTACAGGATATTACAAGAACATACCAAGATCAAAAAATTAATTGGCAAGGTGAAGGTGTTTATATTTGCCATCAAACTCTTGAAGGTTGGATCTGGGTACGAGTTTCTGACATTCTAAGATTAGAAATTTTTATGAAGATGGGTCGTACACCTCGTTACTTAGAAACCGTGGATTTGGATAACTAATTCGAAACTCCGCTTCGGCGGAGTCTCCAGAAAGTACCTGGACTGATGAGAAAAAATCAAACATTTAAATTCTGGAGGATTATTATGACTACTAAATTAACAGCAATTGAACTACAGGCACAGATCGAAGCAGGCAAGAAAATGTTGTATGAATTACAGGAGCAGGAACGTAAGGCGACCTATGAAGCACAACAGGCTGCAAGGAGAGAGGCAAACAGGTTAGAAGTTTTAAAAACCCGTGAAAAAAATACTGTAGTTGCTAAAGCACTTATAGCAGCGTTGAAAAACACTGGTTTTGAGAAAGCCTCTTATAAATTTTCCGAAGATTCATCTAATCCTACTTTCACTGTGTTGGATGATGGAAGTGATTCTTACTCCACCTACTCAGTCAAATTGGATACTTGGAACTCACCTAAGATCGTGGTCGGTTCTTACCAATCACATCACAATTTTCCAATGAAAAAAGACGGAACGTTCAATTATGTGAAGATTACTGAGACCGTCAAAGAATTGTATGGTTATGCGATGATAAAAAAGACCAACGATAATCGCAGAGATACAATTGTAAAAAATAATAAAGTTATCTCTGACCGTTTGATCGATAAATTTGGACATAAACCGTATGAAAGCGCAACCTACAAAATTTTGGACAATATCACCCTATCACCGGACAGTTTAACGGTGGGCAATGTAATTGTAAAGGTCAACTGCAGTCCAAGCTTGGATGAAGATAATGCTGCACGGTTAATTACCCTCATTCACGATTTTATGGATTCAATAAAAAAGTAACATTGGTCGAGTAAGCAAGAAAACTTGCGAACCACTGTAGAGCTTAATTGCGGGTGAAAGTTTAAAGCAGGCGAGGGAGTGAAAACTCCCTCCGCCCTGTCCGCTATCTTGACAGCGTGATCAAAATAAGAGCAGCTCAACCAACCACTGTAAGGTTGAGGGCGGACAAGGCGGAATCCACCGTCTAAATGGAGGATTTTTATGACTGCAACTACAGTAGAAAAGCGCGTAAAGATTATCGAGCAAATTTACAAACTAACTGCAATGACCGGTATTGACAGTGGTGCGTTCGAAGGCGAGATCACCAATGCAACAGTGCTCATTCAAAAACTCATGGACAAGTATGCAATATTACCTGAGGAAATTTTGATCGAGGCAAGTAAAGAAGCAGAAGCGATAGCTGAGCGAAAGTTCAACTCTAATTCTGGCACCATTGCTTTCAATGGAATTCAACCATGGATGTGGCAACTTGCTTGGTTGATTGGAAAGGTTACGCATACCAAGCATTATACCACTTGCAGTATAAAAGGAAAAGGTGTAAATGGCAAAGAAAAAACCGGCGATGTTATGAGCTTCTTTGGCGCTGGTGACAGTGGTAAGATTGCAACCATGCTTTATGATCAATGGGTTGTAGTCATAATGTGCATGGCAGCGAAAGCAATGACGGAATGGTGCCATGAACTCGTTATAAAGTATCCAGAGCAGTATGCTGACATTGCACGTCGTGGTTTGAAACCGGCCAACTACCAGTTCAAGAATATACCGCACGAGGAAATGCCGTTCGTGTTCAAGGCTAGTTGGATAATTCACTGCATAAAGGCGATGAAGCAAGCAGCCATAGAGGAAGAGGCAAATAGAAGTAAGCAAACAACCAGCGCATTGGCCATTTATACTGGCAAGGTTGAAGAAGCTTACAAGCATTTTTCCACAGGTTTTTACAGCGTAAGATCGCGCGGATCAAATAACTTCAGTCCCGAGGGCGCATCGCGTGGAGCAGCGGTTGGAAAGAGTCTGCGCATTATACCCAACGTCTTATCGAGGTAAAGTAGGATAGTAGTATCCATTCAGCAGCGTTTTGTTGCTGAATGGTTGGGTGCAATCCTGCATCAAATTCAATGTTTTGGAGGTATATGATGGCAGCAGCAGTTGTTACAGTTGAGCTCAAGAGTGATGGGACCGTTGTTGGTATGTTGGTTGCCAACGCAAAAGTGTTTAGCACAGGTTCACAGGGTTTCTTCGGGACTGGCAAACTACAGATCGGTGAAAAGAAATATCAGTGCCAGGTTCAAATGGTTGAGATTGGGTCAAAGCCTAAGCAACCGGCAAAAAAGTAGGGTATAATAGGAATCAGCAAACTTAATCGTTTGCCGGTTCCTTAAGGAATCTCATGCGTTATTTGATTGTATTTTATAGCCTGTTCCTCCAGCAGACTAAACCCGTATGAGATTCCTTAAGGAGCTGCCTTGGATAAGTGGCTCCTCTTTTCTCCTCCTTAGTTTCCTCCCCACTGGTTGGTTAACGGTGGGGAGGAAAAATTTAAATAAAATCCCCTGACAGGTTAATTTGCCAGGGGATTTTTATTTAACCGCAGGATTTTAGAATCAGTTCACTGCTCTTTTGTCGTAGCTAAAGCTCTTACCAACAAGTTTTGTCCCACGGACAAAGGCATAGAATAATTTGGATCCGCCCAACGCGATGACAAGTTTTCCTGCGAACACTAAGACTCCTGCCAGCAGCATAAACTTTGCGTCAATTGTCACAAGATCAAGTGGATACTTAAACACTCCAGCGATATACAAGGCGATCATACCAAGAAGATCGAACCCTGTAATCCACGTAGCGGAATTGCCATCTGTGACTATACTAAAAGTCTTGCCCAGACCTACAAGTGCACTAACACATGCACCAAAGCCTCCTAGGGCTAAAACAACGGTGACTATCTGTAATGCGTCCATAGTTTACCTCCTTTCTTTTAATATGGTAAGTCCGGTCTGTCGATGGCGACGCACATCTCGCCGCCCTCACTCAACAGTTTATTAATTAGTTCGTACGCTATCCACACAGATGGATAATCAGACTTATACCAAGTGCCTATTAACCGACCTGCTTGGCGTCTATCACTTGCCCAGTGAGCGCAAATTGCGTGCCCGCCCACGCGCTTGCCTAATGAACTTCTACCAATCCACCACTCATTATGCCATAACGTTGGTGTCATGAAACCTTCATACCAGTTCACGCCAATCACAGGCACTCGACCAAGCGCTAATGCCGTTCGAAAATGATCTGCGTTCTGCCCCCAGTAATACGACCGTATGCCCTCATCCCGACTAATCTCGCCGTCGAATACTTTGTGCCCGAGGTGTTGCAACACCCAAAATCCTGCCCAAACAAACGTCCCTGTATCTGACGCTGGGTCAGTAGCTGGATTATTATCGTATTGCTGTGCCATTTTGTAGAGCCAATGCGCATCGTACTTCTTTCTATTGTAGATTGACTGCATCCAAGATTCCGACGCCCCTACGCATCTGCCCTCTGCGTTTTGGTCATAAAACTCATCGTAACCAGGCAAAGATAGATTTACCTCTACATCCCGGGCCGTTGGGATAGCCAATCCCGTGAACGAGTATGTTTGTTCGTACGCCCGTTCTTTAGGCTCCAATCTTCCAAACTTTATATCGTCAACTTTTATCATAATATTTTACATTTCCTTCTTTTAATGCAATCCATAGATTATCAAATCGTCCCCATATAATACTACCAATAGTTCGTATTTCTCGTACTTCTACCATATTTGTAACTGGTAAAATTATGCCCATTATATTATCAGGACAAAGAACAGGAGCGGTTCTTATTCTCGGCGTACTAATAAATTTCATCACGTTTCCAACATGAACATCGTCAAGGGGTTGCAATGCTTCGATGAATGGGGTAGGATCGGTTGGAATGCCATCCTTTCGATACTCCCAATGCAGGTGGGGTCCTGTACTAGTTCCAGCTCCTACGGTTCCCTTAGCACCACCAGACAATCCAATAATATGACCTTTCTTAACGATCTGTCCCTGCTCAACTAAGAATTTAGATAAGTGACCATATATAATTCTATTGCCTTGACCGTCATCAAGATCTGTCGACCACCCGTAACCAGTATTCTCCTTTCTTAACGTCACCCTAGCGTCGATTGAGGCTAACAATTCAACATCGATCGGAGATCCAAAATCTATCCCAGGGTAATACCATTGGGTACAGTTCGAGCCCGGTTTCCAGCACCAACCATTTTTAATCGCCCGGTCCTTATGCTCCTGCCATGTTTGCGTAACCTGATACTGCTTTTTGAAGGGGTATAATAATTGTATCATGATATCTTTCTCTCACAAGACCAACCTCAAATATTTTAACCACCCATCAACGTTAATCATTATTTTTTCCCAATAACCCCCTTGAATTACGTCTACTGCTATAATAATGACGATCATCGTCAGGATGATCAGTGTGAATCTGGTGTGTTTTCCACACCAATCTATAAAATTTCTTCCAGGGTTGAGACCCCAACTTTCAAAGATCTTACCGTGTCGTTCTACTACGACCAGGAGTCTCTCATTGGCATCACGCAGACCAACTATCCGGTCATCCATCAAGTTAGTCCGCTCAGTCAGTTCTCCTGTATCCTTGAGCAGCATTGCAACCGCCGATAAGATCATTCGTTGAGCGGCCTTAGCAGTTATCTTCTCTTGTTGAAGCATTAATTGCAGTTCCGTCAGCATTTCACCGTTTGACATGATGCCGTTCCTTTGATACACTCTTTTGGCTTATATCCTCTTTCACCCGCTCGCGCACGAGTTCTAGCGCCGCAGCAGCATCCGGCCTGTTCTCAACCACCATCTCCCATAGTGCTACGATCAGGGCTTCAATCGTACAACCCCGATTTTCATACTCCATTTCCCGGCGTTCGATCAGTGATAACTGTTGACCAATGATTATGCCTTTGGGAAAGTCACCCGAAACCGCAACGCCTAAGACAATACCTTTTTCGTCAACATAGACCATGCTGCCATCTACCAAGATTCTGCGGTCGTAAATTAACTTTGGAACAGGAAATTTATCTGTCATTATATTCTCCCTGATTACGTGAGTAAAACATAGCTGCCGGTGAGACCATCCGTTGCTGATAGTGTACCATTACCCGTGGACCTGGCATTGCTGGAAGTAGCATCAATAAATCCACCAGAAGTTGCATAAAAACCAGTAGTATTATTAATAGCACTATTTGCGTATAAATATAAGCAAGAATTGAAGGAAGTCCAATAACCAATACTACATCCAACTGCTTTTGATCTATAAGAATAAAGAAGATCACCACCCTCATTGAAAATTCCATAAAGGGTGCATTTAATAATTGATAAGTAATGAATACTTGAATAGCCAGACAATCTTACTTGAAAACCATAAGCTGCTGCCTCCCATGATGACATACAACCAACGGTTGCATAGGCTTGTCCTGATATGATTGCAATAGAAGCATAAAATTTACGAACTAAAATATTTTGTAATACTGCAGAAGCACCTATATTAATATTAATACCATATCCTGTTGCTACTGAAGATTTTATATAAAATCCAGATATTGTCACACCAGTAATATTTACGGTTATGCCTGTTCCACCTCCTAAACTTATAATTCTATTTGGACATAAAGCGACAGCAGAACCAGATCCACCGACAGTAGGGGCGGCGGCGGTAAGAGAAATAGTTTTATTGCTAGTACTATTAATGGTTTTCTCTGTGATAGCGCCAGCATTGTCATAAACAAGTAATTTATCTCCATTTACCCAACTATCAGCATTAAAGTCTGGATCTGTACCGGTTACAGTAACGGTAATATCATTAACAGAAGTAGCCAGCGCACAAGCAGCATCGGTAGAACCGCCGTTTGTTCTGTCCTCACTATTAGCGCCGTGAGTATGATCAACGTAGGTCAACCCGGCCAAGGTACGTGTATCACCTTTGAGCCACAGAGTAGCACCAGGCATAATTTGAATCGAAGCGAAGGTAAGATTTTCAGCATAAGTGCCAGCGTCAACTGCAATGGTACAGGTACCAGAGACGGTTTTACCCATAAAATAGTTTATAGCTTCCTGAATGGTAGCATAATCTTTATCAGCACCAACGGTTTTAGTAATATTACTCACCATCGGTGCATATCCTGCCAAATTAAGCAGTGTTTTTAATTCCGCAACCGAGAGTCCCTTTATATTTCCATTTGTTATGCGGCCAAGAATTTGTTGTTCTGCTATGGTCACAGCCGCAGGTGTATCGTTCTCGTTAGCTGCTAGAATTGTGTTAGCGTCGAAAAGTGCCTTGGTTACATAATTCGATAAATTAATTAGTGCTTGCAGTTCTGCAATCGATAATCCTTTTATATTTCCGTCTGTTATTCGACCAAGGACCGTTTGCTCAGCAATGGTCACGGGTGCGGGTGTGTCGTCTGCATTAGCTGCTAAGACTGTATTAGCATCAAAAAGAGACTTGGCTATACTACCATCAACCAGTGTATCAATTGCGTCAAGTCCATCCTCGATATTATTCATCTTGTCCGCATCAACGGCAGATCCAGCCTGCGCCACGTCCGTTGTTAATTGAATTTGAACATCCTCATGGATGGGATTATCTTCATCGTCTAAAATATCATAGAGTTCATCACCCGCCAGTATCTCATCTACCCAAACATTTTTACTGTAAATTTTAGTCATTTGTCTCTCCCTACCTTAGTACACCGTTTATTTTATAAATGGACGCCACAAGCACACCATTTATTTTAGCTATGTTAGCGGTTACTGCACCATTAATTTTAGATATGTGCTCCCAACCTGTAAATCCAAAAATACTAATATCCATACCGGAGAAAAAATTATAAAACCCTTGTCCAGCTCCCATTTGATTCCCACCCCTATAATAAAATCCCTCTCCACCGGATTCAGACGATTCAATCTTTCCACTATAATTCCAGTATATGCCTAAACGGTCTCCCACCTCAACAGTAATATCTACCGGATATGTATGTGCATGACCGTCGGCTGGAATAAATTCCTCCCCAACTGTAATTGCTTGCCAATCACGACATGTAAATAGTGGAGAGGATCCATAAAATGTGCCAATTGAAACATCAAACCCCATATTAGTATTAACCCAAACACTAACATACTCAATAGTACCACTAGCATTTGAGGGGTTTGCCTTAGCAATTAATGTATTGCCTACATCAACCCACCCAGCTCGATCTTCAGCCCCAGGTCCAATGTCTATAGTTGCCATACTATATGAGCTCCATATAGTTACTACCATTACCACAGATAAACAATTCCTTCGCAGCATTTCCATACCCCGCAATTCGCACCACCTTTCCAGATCCAGGCGCATTTGTTTGAACATAACCACCGGTTGTACTTACAAAAACAGGAGCACCCACAGTTAATGTTGGAAAACGCGCGTCTGATCGAATACTTCCCCATAATAAAACAAGTGTAGCCGCATTCTCCGCAGCTGCCTGCACACAGATGCCTATAGTACCGAAAGAAGAAACAACTGCATCAGCGTCGGCTAATTCCCACTTACTATCCGTTGGTGAAAGATAGACTAAATATCCAAATCCCAAAATTGTTCCTGCCGTACCTGGTTGAGTAATACCAGAGTATGTACTATCTGCTAGACCTATCGCAGATAGACTGGCAATGAACTGAGATTTTAAAACAAAATCATTTATAGCCTTCCATGATAGTACTCCAGTGGAAGTATTTTTTAGTACAGAATCCACGGATGGTTTTGCAAGGGCCTCCCAAATATTAGCAGCGGTTGAGTAAAGAATTTGACCTATGACGGTTGCTAAACTTTTTGGAATAGCAGCATTTGCAGTTGTTTGAGCACCGGCGGCATTTGCATAGGCAGTATCGGCCTTTGTTTGTGCAAGGGCTGCATTGGATATACCTGTATTAGCAGACACCTGTGCTGCATCAGCGATAGTATCTGCTTCCTCCGCAGTATCTTGCGCGATTTCAACGCCCTCCTCAAGATGATTTAAATTATTGGCGTTAAGAGATGTACCAGGAATTACAGGGGTAACAATCTCAATTGTTGCGTCAGTGGCAACATCACCTTCACTTGCTTGACTAATCTTATACTTTATTGGAGATTCTTCTGGAACCTCGTTCGTCCAAACAGTAGGTTCGTATGGCATTAAGCATACCTCCTAAAACTATTATTCCATGTTAGTCCAGCACCCGTTGCCGCAATACCTGTCCGCGCCCTGCGCACGGGAGACTCAGAAACTGGAACCCAATTAAATTGTCTAAATCTATGCTGCCAAAAGCTCGGTTGACCCACATTTGGAACACCGCAGTAAATTCTGTTATAGTCAACCAAAATACCAATAGAATGAAATATTATATCAATAACCCGTTCCCAATCATTAACATCAACGTATGTGGGCGAATCTGCAGAACTACCTGGTAACCAATCATTTTTTATTTCAACTAGTCCAGTAATTGGCGGTAGTCCGGAAGCAATTCTTATTTCTCCAATATTTGTTAGTAGAGTATTTAATTCTACAACTGTGGGTATGGTTGTAGTAGTAGGCATTGAAATTTCATCAAATGCGATATCAATGTTTACTAGAAATGCAACGAGTGCATTTGCAACTCTAGAATTATTATAAATACGTCGCCAATCTTCCACATTCAAGTATGCCTTAAAGGTTTTATTGGTAATATCTTCCACAGTACGATCAAAAATTGCAGGAGTATATCTCATATAACTATCCCCGTAATTTCAGCATTAACTACAAATCCACCAGTTAGATCAAGGGTCATTTTCTCCATTATACCACCTATCTGCTTATTAAAAAGAGTGTCTATTAGTATAGACCTTCCTACCTCAGCGCGTGGTGCGTATAATTTTACTTTTTGTAAGTAACGTTGTTGATAATAATCATAAACCCTTTGAGCAGTGTCTTTAGCAATAGTTGAATGAACTAAAGTTACATCGGGAATACCTAAAATATTTCCAAGCACGCTTGGATCTAATTCCGTGTTATAAACGCCTTCAACTAATTTAGTTTCCGTATAACCTTGACCTAAAAGTACAACTGTTCCTTCAGTAGTAACATTAATTACAGCATAATTGGCCCCCGATTGTTCAATACTAGCAACAGCCGTTCCACCAAGATCCAAATCATGCTGTGGGGTGTTAAATGTAATAGTATATGTGCCAATATCAAGGATGCTATTATATAGTTCAGTTTCAATAGAATTTAAAACATAATCATGGGCTGTAACCTCCACTCCCGTTATTAATGTTTTTAGAATTAGTGATTGGGACACCCCTTTTTCAGCCTTTAAAATAGTGTAGTCATAATTAGATAATTCTGAAGCTAGTTCCATTTGAACTATACGAACTACATTGGAACGAGAACAAGTAATATATGCCCCAGCTGCAAAGGCTATTTGTTGTAATGCCTGACGGTATGAGCAAACTGGTAACCAACCCTTTATTTCAACGTCATTTAAATTTGTATCTAGTTCATAAGGAACTCCAATGTTAGTCATTAAATTATCAATCAAATCTCCAATATTTATAGGCGTTAACCAAATGCCGCCCATACAAGGAACTGTATCCAATATACCTATTTTATTCACACACTTAAAAAGTATTTCGGTGCTAGAAGGATTTTCCCACGTATTAAGATAAAATTGACCAATATAAACGGTTTCATTACCCATTATTTCATATACATCTAAAGGTTGCTTATACTGCAAATCATAATAATCTCCTGTTGGATTTACTATACTGAAGGTAGGATCGCTTGAAAATAATTTTAATTCTAAAGTATTGATTGGAAGTTCTACAGATAACGGATTTATTTCTTCTACTATATTAGCAGACATTATATCCGCATTTGTAAAATACATTAATTCACCAAAATCAATGATCTTTAATCGCAAATAACGGTAAGGTTTGTTTGTTGAGTTGAACGTTATTATAATTTTTTTAAAATTTTCTACGCCCTGTTCCGTAGAAAATTCCCAACTAGTAATAGGATAATAATTATCAGTTCTAATAGGATCATCATTTTCATCATAAAAAGATATGTCTACGTCATTTGCAAAATCCTCCGTATATTGAGAAAAATGTAGTATGATACCAGTAGTTGTGTGCGTTGAACCGAATGTAATTGTTAAGACTGGTGGAATAGTAAAATCACCGTTTTCATCACTCATGGATAAGCTCATCAATCCTACATGAATATCAATATCCTCAGACGGTCTAAATTTATAACCACCATCAAGCAACCAATAACTTGGTTCATAAGTAATATATGGACGACTTGTAATACCGCCTGTTTTTAGATCCAGCAATTTTGAGAATAATTGCAAGTCATCACATGCAGAAGTCATATCCTGTTTAATTGCCATGGCATATAATCCAAATGAAATGAGAGGGCGGGTTTTCATGGTATTTCTGCTGGCTCCTTGGCAATAAAATTCACCGTTAAATTTTTCCAAAAACTAATTCCAGCCTTAGTTTTTCGTAACTCATCGCTAATGGAAGCGAAGTAAACGATAAATGTATAATCCCCGTTCTCACCTGGAACTGTAACCGTATGAAATTCTACGGCCTCCGTGAGTTTATTCCAAAAAGCAGCATAGTCGAATACATTAGTAATCTGCCCAAATTGAAGTCTATAATTAAAGTATACGCCTATTAATTCTCGGTGTAAAACACCATCCTCAGTTCTTTCGGCGTACTTATCCAAAAAATCCGCGGTGCGTATAACATTGACTATAGGTATATCGTAAGAAATTCCATCTAAAATTATCATCCTACAACACCACTCTTTATTAAATTACCACCAACGCGAGTATTTTCCTTATCGATGTACGGTTTTAGTTCACGGACTAAGGAGGCGAGTGTACCGGCAAAATTAATCGTCACCTCTGCTTGAATTTTACCAACCTCCTCCCTTATAATTTGACGAATTAATTCTTCTGGAGCTTCTATATTGCGTCCAGTTTTTTGATCGCCAAGTACTGCCATAAATTGACTGTTGGGAGGAATAACGGCACCGGTGGCAAGGTAGGGTATGCGCGGAACGATAATATTTGGAATATGCCACCACCCAGGAACTATATTCCCAATTGTATTGGCTGCACCTATAATAGAATTCATCCCACCCACTATACTCTCAATCATCCTATTCATAAAACCAATAATATCATTTACCCTATTCTTTACAAAGTCCTTAATACCCGTAAATATTACGCCCCACTTATCCCCGAGCCAATTTAACATGGTATCCCACTTTTCCCTAAGTGGACTAATAATATTATCATTAAACCAAGCTGTTATAGCGTTCCATTTATCCACAATACCCTGCCAAGCATCAGAGGCCTTAGTTTTAATATTATCCCATAAATCCGTAAAAAACTTTTTAATGGGGTCCGTAACATGCTCCCTATACCACGCTCCGAGGTCTTTCCACAGTTCAGTTATATGGGTCCATGCATCATCAAAGAATCTTTTTACATTCTTCAACGCTTCTGAGAAACTTGCTGATAATGGTTCCTTAACATTCTCCTCAAACCATTCTCCAAGTTCTTCCCATTTAAGTGTAATTTTTAACCAAGCATCCTTAGCCCCATTTACAATATTATCCCATAACTCAGTAAAAAATTTCTTTGCTGGATCCAGTACAAATTGTTTAAACCAATCTGCAAACGCTCTCCAAGTTTCTTTGACCCATTCCCAAGCAACCTTGGCATATGTTTTTATCTTTTCCCAGGCGTCCTTAAACCAAGTAATTAACGGCTGTAGAACATGCTCATCAAACCAAGAAGCGAATACAGACCATAGAAGTTTTAAATTTTCCCAATATAGTTTAGCAGCCTCTTTAAAGTGCTCCCACACCTCGCTCCATTTTCCCTTCAATAGATCTATAATTCCCATAAGTATATGAAGTACACCTTCTATTGAATTTAGAATGAATGTCCAAACCCAAGATTTTTTAAATTTTTCCCAAATCTCTTCTAACCAACTTACTGACTTTGTAAGTTCACTCACAGATGCTGTTGCAGCTCCAACACCAGTTTCAACACCTGTAGTGTCGATCACTTCAACAACGGCAGGTTTTTCCGCCTCCTTCTGTAATAATACATCCAATTGGTCAAATGCGGCTAATGCTCCTCCCGCCTTTTTACTGGAGTCCTCAATATTTTTAGCTAGTTCCTTGGCAGCTCCAGCTGCTGAGTCTAAACCTTCAGCAGATTGAATGGCTGCATCCGCTATACTTTGAGTTCCTACACCGGTCAAACCTAGAAGTTTAGTTAGTCCTGAAAGTAGTCCAGATACCCTTCTTGCTAAAAACATTGTAATATCACTAATAGAAACTAGCACCAAATAAAATTGACCACCTGGTTGTATTGCTATTGTCCATACTTTGATCAAATCATTAAAAGCCTTAACCACAGTATATAATGTATCTTGAAACGGCATACCAAGAGCTGCTTTAAACTCATTTATTATTCTAATGTTGGACATCATTTGTCCAGCGGCTGTTCGTTGAGATAATTCATATAAGCCTGTGACACCCTTTAATTTTTCCATCACCGCAGACATAGCTGCTTCACGTTGCTGCATTATAGTTAGTTTATCTGATGTTACTCCAAGTGTATCAGCATATTTCTTATAAGCAACATCTAAATCCACAGCCAAACCAGCAGTTCTAAGCATTAATGGATTTAATGTTAAAATTCCATCCAATAAACGTTCAAGCATATCACTTGACGTTTCACCCGACTCAGCAAACATTGCTAAATTTTGAGCACCCCTGGCCAAAGCAGGGAGCAAGGAAACTTTTAAACCTTCTCGTGCAAAATTAATGTACGCTTTATTAGCAACATCTGTTTGAATACCCGAAGCCACCAACTCGTCAGTTAATTTTCTTGTTTCATCCTTAGTAAAACCAAACATTTCACCCACGGCCAAGGCTGAGAGTTGCAGTCGTTTAAATTCTGCCGCAAATACAGCCGTATTTTTTACGGCGGCGAAGATAACTGAACCGAACACGGTTAAAACGGTGCTAACAATGGTTAGAGCAGCAATAACTAAAGTAACCGCAGCAGAAAGGGCAATAATTGCAATTGATACTGTTGCAATAGCAGCGGTTGCACCACCAGCGGTAACGGCTACTTTTTTAAATGCGCCGGATAAATTCTTTACGGCCACGGTACTAGTTTCTACTTTTACAGCATCCTTTTGTATAGCCGAATACCCCTCCCTTAATTTCTTTATATAATTTGTTATATATGTGGTTGCAAAAGCCGCGGCTACAGCAAGACCTATTTTACTTAATATGGAACCAAGACCGTGTAATACTTGTTTTATACGGCTGGTACCAGTTGTCATACCACTGCTATCAACAGAAGTATCTATGCGAATAGATCCGTCGTATCCACCAGGCATTATTTTACACCGCTCCTACTTGATCATTCTTAGTAATTAAACGCATGAACTCTTCCTCGCGTAATTTTTCCTCGGACGTGCGCGTATCAGGTTCAGGAATTTCGATCATATCACCTATTTCTCTAGCAACACGGTGCTCTTCCCTTGATGCCTGACCGGTTTTAAGTCGCTTACGAAGTGAAACCAAATTACAAAAAGTTGTTTCACCCCCTAAATCCATAAATAGGGCTAAAAATTTCCACCAATGAATTCGCTCTTTTTCTAAGTCTACATTATGTGTTTGCTTAAAAGCCGCAAAAATTAAATTTGCATCCTTCGCAAAAGAGTATAACCGCATTGGTGAATCCAAATTACTACTTATCTCTCCTCCATTGAGAAATTCTGCCGCCCGTTCAATGGCAACTTCAACATCGTCGGGTATCTTATTGTACATATTCTCAAGCATTATCATCTGCTTTTCTTGCGAGGTTAAACTATCATCCTCAAAGGCAAGAATAATTCTAACGCAGGTACGAAAATCAGTATTAAGCGAATACTCAACCCCGTTAATATCAACAGACTTTGGAAACTCATCAACCAGTATGTTCATTTAACTATTCTGCGCGCGCGTCGTTTTTTATTCGGTGTTTTTGGCATATACTTAGCGGTTTTATTTGATCGAGCTACTTTAATAAATGGAAGTATACCGTTAAAAAACTGCTCAAACATTCCAACGGCTAAAGCGGACCCGAACACTTTTTGACTCGTTCCTGTTCCGAATAGTACATCAATCTCAGAGCGCATGAATTCACATATATCACGAATTATGGCTATTTCTTCGGGCAGGTTAGTGGTTATACCATCAGGACCAATTTTTTTATTGGCATCAACCTCGTTGGCACGAATTAAGTACTCTTCTTTTTTAACCTCGAACTCTTGCATAACCTGGTAAAACCGCTCAGCAAATGTAACATCGCTTGGATTGAACTCAATAAAGTCCGGTCCATCGTTTATTTGAACACGTTTTATACCAGTATCAACGCGTATACTGGGATAATCAGGCATGATCAACTCCTTTGAATGAATACTAATTCTTACGCCGCTGCCCTGGTTATATCAACGCGGTAAGTACTAACCTCTTCACCAACAGTTACCTCGATGGTAATATGATTTAATCCCACAGCTAAAGCAGCAGCAGCACTCTGATTTACCTCAGTAACACCAACCTTCTGTACAATGTCAGCACCTGCTAGGGTTGACGTCAATACTTCCTCATCAATCTCATTAATCACGGAAGACGTGTATAGTAAATTGCTGTGATCGTCCGCAAAAAGTGGGATAAGTACAGCGGTTCCAATGACCATTGTAGTTAGTACTGTAGTAATTGGATTAGCCTCAAATGTTGCCGGAGCCGCTGGTTTAAATATGCCCGATACAGGATCGCCCAAAAAATTGATCGTATAGTTAATACGTGCAGGTGAACCACCTTCTCCACCAAAATCTTCTACCTGAATACTGACGGCCTGCTTTTCAGCATAGTAATAACCACCCGCCGGAGTTTGATATAATAGTACATTGCATATTTCAGTTTCTGCATCCTCTAATATTGCTCTTGATTTACGCAACGAATCAATAAACTCAAAAACAGCGGGTGGATCATTTACCCTAGCAACCATATCAATTGGAAAAGTAGGGGCATAACCATCAATGGTTATACTCGCATTATCCTCATCAATATACGTTTCATTGGTGATTTTAGGATCATACCCCAATCTTCCCGTGACCACTCCTGGACCAACTATGGACCATTCCGGAGCAATTAGAGTACCAATATTTAAAAATGTTTTGAACAAACTTCTTTTAATTTTGGTTGTCATATTTTGCTCCTAGTCTGGAGTGAACGTACTATCATCCTCATCAAAGGTACCCGGAACCGGATCACCGATGTAATTGATTGTATAATTGATGCGCGCAGGTGAACCACCCTCCCCACCAAAATCGTCGATTTGAACTGAAACGGCCTGTTCCTCTGCAATATAGGCACCAGGAGCACCGTCCGCATCATACAACCAAACATTGCAGATAACTGTTTCTGCGGCCTCTAAAACAGCGCGATTAATTCTAAGACCGTCAATAAAATCGAAGACCGCATCACCGACCTTGGCTACCTGCTCAATTGACATGGTGGGAGCATAACTATCAACCGTTATACTCGCGTTATCCTGGTTGATGTAAGTTTCATTGGTAACCTTAGGATTCATAGAAATTTTTCCAGCCACCACACCATCCCCGAGCAATTCATACTCTGAACCATCCGCTAAACCGGAAACATCGAGAAAAGTTTTAATCTGACTTCTTTTTACCTTAGTAGCAGTCATTGTTATCTCCTTTAACTACGATTGTTCATACACCAAACGACACTGGATCTGATATATACCAGTACTAGATTCTCCCTGCTCAAACAGGAATGCCCAACCTAAAGTCTCAATCCGCTCTGCCACTTTATTAGAATTTAACGTTGGCAGTATACCTGATTCTGATTGAGTCTCAAACCAATCAGACAAGGACTCATAAAAACCATTGGTTTGAAGTCTTGCCAGCTCATCGGCCGTTGACTCCATGCTTTGAAATGCAAATGGAAATGCCCGTAACGAGCTGCCATTTACATATGTCTCAATAATCTTTTCACCAGGAAGTGGGATAATAGCATACTCTGTAGGCTTATGACCTAAAAAATCAACCCACATAGGCGCCTTACTCTTTAACCCTGAATAGGTCTTAAGGTAACTCTTTATTGCCTCAATAGTCGTTGTCGCTGCCATTTTTATCCACCGCCCGCAATCTTTTGAGCGCCTGCTATGATCAAACCTTTATAAACAGCCTTCATTCGTACGAACCAATGTGGACCGCGTAGAGGTCCTGTCTGGGTTCCAACACCGCGTTTCAAATAGTATTGATAACGAGCATACGGCGCAGTCCAAGAAACTACCCCAGAACCAATGTCAGTACCAAGAATTCCAGACATGATCAACATCCCCGTTAAGAGCGGAATAAAAGGTTCACACAAGCGTAAAACCTCAGAATCAACGTACTTTTGAACGTTCGTATACCGTCCTTGCCACTTGGGTTGAAAATGAGTGTTCCATATCAACTTAACCTTCATACTTGGTTGATCGATAAAAATTTCATCCTGCGGAGTTTTTATAGCAGGTGTTGACACGTTATTTTAACCCCACATTCCAATGATGCATTGATTGACTTCCGGCGTCCATTGTATCAACGCTTGAAATTTGAAAAACATCATCATACTTACTCTTAAGATCAACGATTAAAAAAGCTGCAGTGGGTGGTGATACAACAGCATAATGAATCTCATCCGCCACCAACCCTTTTACAACATAATCGCCCTCAGCAAGCGTCCACTTGCCTGTCTTAGTAATTAAAGCACCCCACGCTTTTGGCTTTAAATAATTCTTTCCACGGGCAAGCGGTATAAACGCACGCGCACTATTAGTAGAAATGTTCCCGCCAGTGGCAAGTGTATTAATCTGCTTGCGGTCTTCCCAGGCAACATCATAAACGTACGTGTGCTGATAATACTCAATCCCATCAACAACGTATCGATTATAAACGGTGCACGAGCAGTTAGTCCTCATCTGTTACTCCACCATACTCACCTGATATAAATCCAGAAAACATTAATCCAGATTGACCCAGATATAAACTAGCCGCCTGCTGGACTTTCTTTAAATTAGATATGCGCTTACTAGAACTATCTGAATAAGTTACAGAGTAACTACCCACCTGCTCAGAACTAATTCCATCTACACCGCCTTCTGACTCGTTAGTTTGAATCTGCTCTGCAACAGCGCATGTTGCCATTTTGATCAAATCAATCGTTGATGTATCAATGGCCTCAGCAACTACAGGGGCTGCACGGTTGAATGTGATCCGATCTACTTCAAAAGAAGCGCGTAATGCTAAGCGCGCAAAGTCAGGAGAAGCAATGACCGCTCCGAGATATGTGTTCGTATAGTATGTATAATCTGCGTATGCGGTCATTGCTACTTCCTCTATTCCTTATTCTTACGTCCCGGCGTAAGCAGACAATCCTGCTATATAACTTTGTGAAATTAGCGCCGAACTAACCCCTGGAGTAGCAGCCAGCACATGACAATGCTTAATCACAGAATTAGCTGCGTCACCACCTCCTATTTGAAGACCTGTCACGCAGGAGGGCATGCAAGTAATATCTTCAAACAAATCGCCTGAAGAGCCTACGTTGTAAATTGCTTGAGCGGTGGTGTCACTTATCTCAATGTCTCTCCAAACGCATCCGTAGGAAGCTGATTGAATACCAACCCCCCATTTCAGCGAATGGTCGGCTTTTCCAGTGATCTTGATGTGCTCAAAGCAAGCTCTAACGGGTACGTTCGTCCCTAAAATCCCATACCCTTGTCCATTGGTGCCACCATTTTTCACAATCTCAACGTTACGGATTAGAATTTGCGAGACAGAACCGCCAAATTCAATGCCCTTCGTTTCACCTGTGCCGTTAGCATAAATAACCAAGTTCTCAAGATGGCACTTTGCATGCGAGATAATTACAGTAGCAAGTGCAGCGCCCGTACAGGTGATGTTTGCATTTCCACCACCGGTGATGTTATTCCAGTCAGTGGCACCTCTTACTGTAATTCCCCACTTATTGAGGTTGACAAGATTAACGTCGCTAGTCCACTCACCAACAACATTAACCACATCACCTCGGTTATTTACACAAGCATCTATTGCAGCTTGGATGGTGGTATAACACTTCGCCACGCCGTCTGGGTATAGACCTTTCTCATCAACGAACGTTTGAAAGAAAGCCTCAGTGGATTGAATCGCCCAAAACTCGCGACCTGTACCGACGGCTAAATCAATGTTTTTAGAATCATTTTGCAATTGTAAGGCCCAATCAATTCCGCCCATCATTTCACCGCCTTTTTAGATACTTTTTCACCCCTTCGAAGTGGTTTTACCTTATTATCAACAACCAGGGATGATGGTTCAACCTCTGCCGGATCTAAGGAAGAGGAGGAAGAATCCAACGCTGCTTCATCCTCCGACGCCTCTTCCTTAATCTCTACGAATCCGGCCTTTATGTATCCGCTCATATCAAGCGGGTTAATATCGATGATCACGCCACCATTGCGCATTTTCATCTTATGCTCCTAGCTTATGGAGGTATACACCCTTGACTTTTTGCGGGTAAACAAAGGCGTCGTGGTATAGCCGGTACTGGAATTTCCAGGCATCATAATCCTGATTCTCGTCGGGGGAAAAAATTTTCAACTTGGCCAACTTTGTTGCCTGAATAACTGCCGACGGGTGAAGCAGCATAAAATTGATGCCTACCCCACCATTGCTAAAGCCACCAGCGTCAACGCCACCAGAACCAGAATCCAGCGTAACTATTGTGTAAAAACGTCCCGCCGGAACCTCAACAATTTCCATTCCATCAAAGAAACGTAAACGCCTGTCCGCCGTATTATCATTTCCCAGCGTACGAGAAATAGCCTGCTCCAAGTATCCCTTACACAAGCTGGACATATACAGTAAGCGCCCTTCCATCGGAACTTCATAAGCATTCAAAGCAGCCTTTGCAGCGTCGACGGCAGCGATTATACTGTTGCTGGCTAATGTTGCCCCGGTAACGGTTTGAATGGAACCAGTTCCAGCGTACTTAGCAAAACGATACGCATCAATCTCAGGTGCAACCTGGGTACGGATGAACTCACCTACCAAGGTACCGAATGCCATTCCAAGTGATTCCTCGTTGTCCATTCGATCAATGTTGAACTCCCTACCACGTTGTGCCGCCAAAGTAAAACTTTCCCAAGCGCCCACAACCTGTCCTTTTGGATAACCAAGCGCACGAGAGTATGTACCCAACCCAATAGGGGTAGTTGTAAAAATCTCCACAACAGAAGCCCCAGCAAAATCAACGGGTTTAGTCATTGCATCCATGCGCGCCGTAACCGAAGCGAATTTATAAACTTCATCCAAAATAGGCATAAATTTGGTCACAAGACCAATAGACTGAGCCATTATTATTCTCCTTAATTTTCAGGTATCGATAGTCCTGCAGCCTTTCTAGCCGCGTTCACTACCGCATCACCCACGATTTGTTTATTACCGCCCCCAATCACAATTTTAGGGGGTTGATCTTCGTCCTCGAACAAATAACCATCGTTGAGCTTAACCTTTTCCAACTGCTCTTTAAGACCAACAAAAGAATCATCCTTCTCATTGTAGTTCTTTTTGATGGACTCAACATCCAAGAGAGCCAGAATAGCTTTAGTATTTTTAACCTTTCCCACGCCGTTGATCTTTGCATCGATCAAGGCTCCCTGCAACGCATGGTTGAATTTTAAGGTGGTCAATTGTGCTATGGACTCTGCCTGAGCAGTTTCGTACTTAGTCTTATAGTCATTAACAGCGGCCTTAAGTTCCTCCGGTTTCATGGCTTTAAAACTATCAATAGTTGCGCTGGCTTCGGTAAGTTGAGTTTTTAACCCAGTTGCCTCAGTCAAGGCTGCGGTCAAATCCGTTTTATGTTTCTCAATGTCCTTACCATGCAGAATAATAATCTCTTCCAGTACATCGATCTTTAAACCAGCCTTTTCCAAGGTTTCTGCAGTTAGTCCTAGCTTCTCAAGATCCTTTTTATTCATTTTATCTGTTCTCCTTACTCTCACGTCCTAGGCGTTTTAGGTGGTTGCCGGCACCTGGTCGCTTGCCTTTTTACGCATGCAATTTGCGAAATTGTGATACTAGCAGTTAAATTATAACACAATTTTACATGAATTACGCACTTTGCGCCCTCGAATCAACTTTCACTGCCCATACGTACATTCCATGAAAAACAATCCTAGGATCTACTCCTGGCCATCCATACTCTCGCAACGTTTTCTCAATCCATTTTGCCCCAGATCCAGTTACCACTTCACCTTCAATAGTAGCAAGAACTTTATAACCCTCGTTTATTAGTTGATAAACTTCATAGGTAAACATAGTAAATTACCTCTTTAATATACATCCGTAAACACATCATCCCAACTCGCAAGAAGGCTTATAGCACGTTTTTCTGCTGCTTCCATTAATTTTATTGCACCATCTCTATCCTTATCCCCCAGTAACATTTTTCCTAAAATACGCTTTAGTTCTCCTGACGAGACTAAATCCTGCAATCCTGCACGGTATTTTTTTGGTAAATACCACATTTGTTCGTAGTTTTTATTACGCGCTATGTCATAAAAATTAAATCGAGAATAAAGGCGTAAATAATTTTTACAATTATCAGTTGTTCTAATACACCCTAAACCGTTGTCTATCGCGTATAAATGATCACCTGCTACTAACCAGTTACCTGTATGACGATCCTCGTTGGCTATTATTATATCCAAGAGTATCATTTTACCCGGTTCTTCCTTGTCCACCAAAGCATCCCAAAGATCATGCTCTGTTAAAAATAAAAAAGTCTCACCTCCTGTCCGAGAATCAAGAACAAGCTGTTGAAGACTTTTATACTCCCCATTCTCTATAAACGCTGTTGTTCTCGGTACCATATTAAGCCCAAGAGCTTGATCTAACTCATACGCGCCAACTTCACGATGCGCAAAACCTTGCTCTATATTAAATGTTCCCCAACCGTACATGCGCGATAAATCAGTTTTTAAAATAGCCTCCCCATCATCCTTAATAACAACGCGCTCTGAATCAAACGCTCCCTTACCAGGCATCGGTTTCTCACTCGTGTATATCGTTGTTCCATCAGGAGAAACTCGGTAAGGCTTTCCAGTAGGAGACACACCAAGGGGAATCTTTAATTTTAGATCAAGTTTTTTCTGTGCCTCCACTCCTGCTGCCACTGCTTCCATTGCCGCCGCTTCCAATATACCCGTCGTCGTACCAATTGCACCCGCTGCACCCACCCCACTAGCGGTCGTTAATGAAATTGCCGAAACTGCCGCGACCACTTCACCTGCAATCAACTCAACTGCTCCAACCAATCCAGGTATTACAGGTATATGTGGAAGTATAGGCACAGGTTTTTGTTTGGATTTTAAATCGACAACCTCTAATGATGGCTCTTTTATTTCCCTAAGTGCCTGTTTTATAGACTTAATTCTTTCACCCTCGCGGTCTGGTTGTCTGCTTAATTTAGTCTGCTCAATAAAATCTCGCATCTGCGCCTGCAAACTTTTTACCCGGATAACTTCTTCCCCGTTATCTAACCCAACCGCAAATAAAGCGTTGGCCTCCCGTTTTACCTTCCTAATCTCACGCTCAACTGCTCGTTGTCTTTGAATGGCCTCATACACGGACATGTCCTCGCCATTATATTGTACGATCTTGTTTTTATACTCCCGCAATGTTTCCTGAGTATACGCGTTTCTTGAAATGTCCTTATAAAATGGATAAAAGGAGTGCCTACAATTTATACCGCATAATCCATCCACCTCACCATAATGAGTCTCTCCCAAAAAACTGGGATATTTCGGATCCTTACCAGATCTACTAAATACTCTTCCCTGCCAAGGTTCGTGCGTTGGTCGTGAACCTATATGCGCAGAAGTTTGAACCAGATCACAACCCAATTCATCAGCCCGTGTTATTGATAACCGCCCTACTGTTTGAGCAACACCAGTAAGTACTGCTCGTCTCATCGCCACATCCAGTTGATCCTTATGTCCTGTAGCATAATTTATAATATGAATTCCCTCGGCAGCAACCTTCTTTATACCCGCACGAATCGCCTCATTATAGGACATTGCACCTGAGCTCACCTGCATGTACGCAAGATCCGTAGCTTTTATAAAAGTTTGACTTGCATCCAGGGCGGTTGTCTTCACAAAGTTCTCCACCACACCTGCAGTTTTTTCTAACCCCGCCATTAGTACATTTAACATTGCAGGGGATAGGTTTAGTGGAAGCGGGTTTAAACCAACGGCTTTATAAACCCGATCATCAAACTTTATTGACTTTACACCTGCTGCCCTAAATGCATCCCGAAGTACTTTCTTGTTCCTTTTTAATAAGTTACCAATTGCATAATATGCTTGGTCAAACGTCTTACCAGATTCAATAAGTCGCTGCATTTGCCATGCGGCTGAGGGCATTATCTTGCCCATCTTCACCATTCGCCTAGCAATATCATTAATAACAGACTGATTGTACTCCTCATACAAATCCGTTATTTTAGTAGCAATGGCATCAAAGGCAGAAGGCGTGAGCACGATTATTATCTTTTCCGTTTTCTTCTCTTTGAGACTCTCTCGATTTTACCGCCATACTTTCTGTCCTATCTTTTAGCGATCTTGGGATGATGAATATGCATGTAGGCGCGTTGTTTTTTACTCTTATACGGCATCTTATACTCCTCCATCAAATAAACTAAGCTCAGGCGCAACCAAGGCCAACTGTTTTTTAGCCTCTTCCTCACTCTCCCCAAAATTACGGATACGAAATTCAACGTCACTCATAAGACGAGCCGAAACCAACTGCATATCCTGTTGAAACTGCAGGCCCTTGTCCACAATCACACTGTCGTCAAAATCATAATTTACCTCATACGATCCTGCCGGAGCCAGATTATTTAAGGTCGCCCAAGTATCCATCCCATAAAGCAGTTGGTCTAAGGTTTCTTTAAGGGCTTTCTGGGTATCAGTAATTGTCGCATAACTTCTTTGTTGACTAATTTTTAACTCCGTGGCGGTTCGATCAACCGTCTCTGGGTTCGAAAGAGTCCCATAAGCCAGCCCACAAACAAACTCAATTCGGCGAAGTATTGCCTCTAACCCAGCAAGAATCGACGCCTCGCGGAAGGATGGTGACCACTCCTTGAAAAACCCCTCATCCCCAATATCTGCACTCCCATTCAATGCACGATACAATCGTTTCATTGGTAAGACCGGTTTTCCATCCTCATCCCGCCCAAAGGCCACCACATCCGCGTATAAAGCTCGCTGCCCACTCTCAAATTCCCAAAGTAAGTTCGACCACTGCTCATCCGCCTGTTGAATTAAGCACTTATCTCCAACCGCCGCCCGAGCAAAACAGGATATTCCTAATGGACTTAGGGTGTCTATATTGTTCGCCATTGGGTACCTAAAATACCCAAAGAGAGGTTTTTCAATGCCAGTAATAGTCGCTTCCGGTTTTAAATCCTTCCACACATCAACCTCCAATAAACTGCATTGAATTCCAAGTACTTCTCGATCATTGGATCTAAACGCCTGATTGCGAATTTCGCACCCTACATCAGTCATTGTATGATACTCCAATCGAGTATAATATTTATTTCCAACCTGTTGCTGATCACTAAACACGCACGCGGTTATATTTCCGTTGGCGTCAAAGGTTACAGGATACAGTTGATCTGCTTGCACACAGTCAATCCCGATATTCTTTCCATCTGGATACGGTTTCAGAACTAAACCCCCCTTTGCAACTCCGTACTCAACCCATTGACGTAATTTAGGAATGATTGGATCCAACTGCTCAGCCAAATACTTGGCTCGCGCACCCTCAGAAAATGTTACCTCCATCTCAATCGTAACTGCTCGAGCAATTTCACCAGCAATAGCAGCGGATAGATTAAGTGATTTTATATCCTTATTTAACCAACCCGCCTGATTAGCGTACATTAAACTCCAAGTTTGGAGTGCACTTGCCATTATTTCACTTATAGCAACATCAACCTTTAATGCCTGTTTGACATCGGTTCCCCGTATCATTTTGAATACCTCCTGAATCCACTGAAAAATCTTAGTAAACATTTATTGGCCTCGCTTTCGCCAAATTAAATTAGTCGCGTAACGAACATCATCGATAGCATGATTATTTCGATCTGGGTACGCACTAATAAACTCGCCATCCTTGTCCTGCTCCAATTCATAGTTTAAAAATTCTTCGGCATGGTATGGAGCACGTTCTAGATCAATAATAATTGCCTTTAAACTTTGCAACCACTTTATTGAATAGTCTACACTGTCCGGTCCCTTCTCCGCACCCCGGATATTTGCCCCGTATTCTCGAAAGTCTGCAATACTCTTTGGTTCCGCACTGTCGGCTATAATCAAATCACTCGACTTTAATCCCCGCTTTACAAGGTCTCTATACACCAATCTATTGGATCTCTTATTAACTCGATACTCATCAAAGATATAAAGTGTGAGTCTTGCAGCATCGTAGTGCATTCTACCATAACAGAACGGGTCTGGAAAATATCCCCAATCTAACCCATGTAAAACGTGGTCAAATTGAGCAATCTCCTCATCAGTTATCTTTTGAAGTACGGTATTCTCAAAGACTAGTCCACCTGTTCCTGTAACAATACCCATATGTTCATGCTCATACGCTGGTGGATTTACATCTCGTAGGTGTTCTGCCTCATTGATAAATGTTTGCCCTAACCATTCTGGTGGAACACTAAGATAGGTTGAATGGTGTTGAAACTGACTCGCCTTAGGAATCTGGATGTACTTATTCACCCAGTTTGCTGCCGTTTTCGGTGGGTTATAAGTTTTAAACTCCCAAGCTTCTTCGCCACCTCGCAAAACAGACTGCTCAATCTTACGAATAGCCTCAGGGCCATGAAATTGATCCAATTCCTCAAACCAAAGTATTGCAATATAACCTGCGGTTGGTTTGATGGACTTAATCATCTCAGGTTTATCCGCCCCCCTAAAGTATATTTTTTGATGGGTTGGTAAATACTCAATCTCAAGAGGACTGGTAATGCACTTAAATTTATCAGATAATCCAAGAAATCCAATTGCCCATACAAGTTGACTATAAACACTATCCCGCAGTGTGTTAGCAACCTGTCTCATTACAGCTGCATGTATTCCAGGGTTAGTGATTAGTAAATAAATAATAACCAAAGATGTGAATGAGGACTTTGTGGATCCGCGACCACCCTTCAACAAGTACTCCATGTGCTTACGATCACGAATATCACGATAAACATCAATAAAAGAAGACGCAAGGGCGTCGGCTGGAATTTGAAAATCCTTGGTCTCCTCACCAGCTCCCAATATCTTATCATCTGGTTTCGCCCGCTGTCCTAATTCCTTTGCAATATCATCAAGAACTCCACGCAGCTGTTGAATTTCTCCCTGATTAAACTCAAAGAACGGTTGGGTAAAAAAATTAACCCCTTGCCCATATCCCTTCAAGCGCCTCAACCATATCTTTCGTTCTTTTTTCTCCTTATGGAGCAGGTCCTCGCGCAGTTCATACGCCAGTTCCTGCAATAATCTTACTCGCTCTTCTTTCTTAGCCAATCCCTCAGCCAACCCAAGCATTTTACCCTCGCTCACGAGCTTTGAAAAGTTTAGTTTATTCTCCCGTCTCATTATGCAAGCGGTGTTCGGTGTAATGTGAAAAGGATCCTCAAATAATGCGGCTCGCTTATTTATTTGCGGGGTGGTAAAACCCCGTGCCAATAAACCAATAACAAACCGCCGCTGCTCTACCGTTAGCGGGGTTATGGTTATTGGTTTCGTTACCCTTTTCTTCTTTGACTTTGTTTGCGCAGCCATTTCTCACTCGTTCCTCATTATTCTATTATAACACCCTTTTAGTTTTCTAAACCAGCTACGACCTTTGACAACGGTCGTTTTTTATGCAATTAACAGGTGTTTTTACCCTTAAAAGTATCAAAATAGAACATTAGTTCTGCGGGTCACAAAGGCATAGTGTCACTCATTTAGTACTTAAGAGAGCAAAATTAAGCTCTTAATACTTTATAGAAACTGACCAAATCATGCCTTTGTGACCACGACAATTTTATGACAAATTTTTACATTTTTTTCAATTTTAAAGTTTGTTTTTGCATTTTTTTCAATTTTACAATAAATATTTGATTTTTTGCTATTTCACTGCATATTTTTGGGCTTTTTCACGGCTCTTTTAGGCCCATGCAAATAAAAACAGGAGCCAAAAGGCCCCTGTTTTAGGGTATAATCTTGGCCTGGATCCAACTTAATGCTAACTCGTGGGGCCATCCCACATGGCAAAGTAATAACCGTTCATGCGCTTGAACAGCTCAACCGTTGCGTGCAGGTCCGATAGTCCATACTCCACCAACTCCTTTGGGGATAGGTCCTTCACCATGGAACCGTCTACCTCTGGTGCTAGCACCTCTATTCCGTACCTAGTGCATACCCACTTTAATTTTTTACTTCCTTGCCAATTCCAGTTGAACAGAAGGCAAAAAAGATCCGTGAGTGGTTCGACCCGGTACTTTGCCAAGTTTGGAATAACCGCGGGTTTTACCCCCAAATCAAAGCTGCGTCGAAGTAGAAAGGGAATATCGAAAGAAATGATATTGTACCCAACTGCTCTGCCCCCGCACATTGCAAAGTACTTCCAAAAAGTTTGAATGGCTGCTGCCTCGGTCATGATTGTTGTATAACAGGTGGTCGTTAGCAACTTTTTCAACCGGGCGGAAATTTTTATCTCTGGTCTATCAATCAGAAGAATAGTTGGATCCCCCTGAGTTCCTATCTGCATGCTTATTAGTGCAATTGTGGCCAGGTCTGGGTCCAGTGGGGCTAGTTCAAGTGCCTCGGCTAATTTTTCCTCCCGCGCCGCGGCAATTTTTACCTCGTCCTTGATCCGCTTATCGATCTTGGGTTCTGGAAGAAGCAACTGCGCGTCCGGGCTTGCAACTGTTTCAATATCGATGAATAGTCTATTCGGTTGTCTTACGGTCATAC